GTCCAATTGGACATAAATTTATCACCCGCATTGTAAGCGCATCGATACTCTTTGTCAGTAGGGAGATTCTGACTCGTCAAAACTGCATCTATCAGTTGATCTCCTAAAGTTGTTTTACCTTGACTACTTTCACCAAAGAGTTCAATCGCCCATGGTGAATGGCGTATTCCCGACGCAACTTTCATTGCAACGAAATCATTTTGCATACTGAGAACTTTCTGAACCTTGTCCATAACCAATTTCTTATCCAGTCCCTTGAGGGAATGTGACAAGTTAATCAGCGAAGCAGACAAGTGATTCAGACGTCTCTCGAATTCCTGGTCCGAAACCTTTTCAAATTTCTTAAGGTTACCATTACGAACCAAATCAAACCATGCAGTAATACGCGCAAATTCTGTATCCAATTCCATAGCTGTCCTATCATTCACTAAAAGGGGTCGCAAAGATCTAGTTTTAAAACAAAGATAAGCACCCTCTGTGAAAAATATAACAGTCTCAAATATGGCATCAGCGGCATCAAAAGCTGTCGTATGCTTCTCACACAATTCAGGAGTGAATGCCTTGAATTTTCCAATATTAAACGTCAATGATGACGCATCGCAAAGGCCTAATAACACAAGACAGCCAAGGAGTTTTGATATTTGTTTAAACGCCCTGTTTCCCTTGCATAATTGCCAATTTTGTCGCACATTTCTTAGGCAGACTAGCCAGTCTGGTGTGGAGTCGGATTGTGGTGACACAAATAACTCTTCTATATAATCTTTTACTGTTTTAAATAATGATTTGGATATTCTACCTTGTGCCCAAGTCAAAACTGACGTTAGCACACCAAGCGCGGTTGTTTGTTGAGTTAAATTTACAAAGAGTAGTAAAACTCCTTCTACTTCTCTCAATATTTTATCTGGGACATCAACATTCGCGAATTTCGCTAGAGCCTCTATGGCAAATGTGGCCGATGTTATCGACTCCAATCCAAAATGAGGTTCAAACGATTTCTCAAATATTGTGTCCATCTGATTTTCTTGGAATGCATCATATGATGCTTTCCAATAGGCTTTATGCCTCCATGTTTTCGTTCTTTTATAAAGACGTCGACGGGACACGTCTTCATTATCGTATCTTCGCATATAATCTGCGCGTCTTAGATCTTTCTCAGATCCTTCTTCATAAATGAAAGGAAACATGTCCTTTCTTAAGTGCTGAGCACATTTGCGGCTGGTTAGGCCGGAGTCCATGGTGACCGAATGGTCTGCGGAATCCTTACAGCAGTTTCCCTCTGCGGCAATGAATACCATGGTTAGTCAAAATTTAGGAAATCACGATGACAAATTGTGATCTCCGAGCCTATTAACATTATGGTAATAATAGGTAAATTACCTTCTTCAAAAAGTGTCTGAATTCACTACTGTTCAATCTATTCAAACATTGAGTTAACTGAGGTGTCGTTCAGGGTTACCATCCCTGTTAAGTTGTTCCATAAGGAGTCGAGTCCACTTAAAAGTGGAAGTGCTTGCTACTAATATCCACATCTACATACACACACGTCTTACACTAGCATATTGCTATAGCGTCAAGTGTGTATAATAGAAGTATACTTTCGGGCTACTATTTACTCGCAGTCGTTACGTTAAATCTAACAACTAAATAACTTGAGGCGTTCCATTTTCCTCTCTCTTATTACCTCTTAAGTCCAAAAACTCGTTCGAATTGTTTACTCTTCATGAATCATGATACTTATGAAAGGCTTAAAATG